TGAGTATGTTATCGATGCGATGAACGCGATGATTGCTGGTATCGAAAGCGGCCTGCAAAAAGCTCTGAACGGCATTAATGCTGTGTCAAAGGCCTTGAATGGCGTTGATAAATTTCTGGGGTTCACTCCACTTCTGAACGAAAACCTCAGTGTTGATCTCGGGCGCATTGAAAACACTTACAAGGGTGCTGGAAAGGTTGCGGCTGACGCATGGAACGAAGCCCTGGAAACCGGCAGAAAGCGGTACTTTTCCGAGTATCTCCAAGATGTGCGAGACAAGGCGAACGCTCGCGCACGTCAACGAACCGCTGATGCAAAGGACCAAGACCTTATCGCGCCGAATAGGACGGCAAACACGGCTGGATTTGGCGGTGGTTCTGGCGCATCGGCAGACGGCGATGGGGGCAAGAAAAAGCGGGCGCGCAAAGAACGGCAAAACGAGCTTCAGCGCGAGATCGAGCAGATCAAGGAGCGCACGGCTACCCTTCAGGCCGAGACCGCTGCGCAGGCTCAGATCAATCCACTGATAGACGATTACGATTACGCAATCACGAAGGCGAAGGCCACGCAGGAGCTTTTGAATGCCGCCAAGAAGGCAGGCATTGAGATAACCCCTGCGCTGAAAGAGCAAATCAACGGGCTTGCCGAAGGATACGCTCACGCTACCGCTGAGGCGAACAAACTGGCAGAAAGTCAGGAACAAGCAAGGGAAGCCGCCGATTTCTTCAAGAACAGTATGCTTGATGCATTCCAGTCGATGGTGCCAACAATTGAAACGGGAAACAAGGCTCTCGACAAGTTCCTTAATACCCTGATCGAAGCAGTCATTCAGGCGACCTTGTTGGGCAAAGGGCCGCTTGCTGGAATGTTTGGCGGTGGCGGAATCTTCAAGGGTGGTGGCTTGCTCGGTGGAGCGATAATTCCCGGCATTCTTCACAGTGGCGGCGTCGCTGGATCAGACGGATATAGCCATGGCCGCGCAGTGTCTCCGTCGGTATTCTCAGGCGCAAAGCGATATCACAAAGGCGGAATTGCCGGGCTTCAGCCGGGAGAAGTCCCGGCTATCTTGCAACGCGGAGAAGTCGTTCTTCCACGCAACGCAAAGGCTGGTGCCGGTAGAACAGAAACCATCAACGTCGTTCTTCAGGATGACAGTGGCCGAATGGCCCAGATAGCCGATCAGCGTATTCAGACAGCATCTGGCGCGATTGTTCAAGTTTCGGTGCAGCAAAGTGCCAAGGCTGTTCAATCGAACTTCCCGACCATGTTGGCAGACGCACAAGCGAGAAAAATGTAATGGCAACCATTCTCTGGCCCCGTTCGGTGCTCAAGCCGAAGCGCGACCCGTTCAATATTGCCCCGCGTACACTCGCAGGCCCTTCCAGCGTGTCGGGTGTGACGCAGGTAACGGCTTCTGATGCCGGTATCTGGAAGGCGACATTCAGCGACATCATCATTCGTCGTGGGTCGCCTTCCGTCCTCGCTTTCCGGGCTATTGCGAACCTGTTGGAAGGCCGTTTGCGGCCTATCTTGGTTCCTCGCTGCTGCGCTTATCAGCCGTTCGATCCTGGCGGCAACGGCGCAGCTGACAAGGTACCTCATTCGGATACAAGCCCGTTCAGTGACGGTGGACTGTACCGCTCCCGGTCAATCGATATCAGACTGACCAGCAACATACCGCTGCGCGGGACGACGGCGAACATATCGCTTGTTACGGCGGGCCAATTGCAGCCGGGTATGGATTTCTCAATCGGAGAACGAATGTACCGCATCCGCACAGTGCAGATGACAGGCACAAACACGGCGACAATCACCTTTCGACCGCCCGCCCGCGAGGCAGCGCCAGCCGGTAGCGAGATGGAGTTCGACTATCCTGTGTGCCGGATGCGTCTGGCGTCCGATAGCGAAATGGACCTCGACCTTGATCTGATTTCACAATGGTCGTTCCCAACCGTCAATTTCATCGAGGACGTGTAATGTCGTTTTTCAATACGGCACAGTTGGCTGAGTTTGACAAGCACGAAGTGCGGCTGGATTTCCTTGTTGAGTTCCGCTTTGCGTCCGAGACAATGCGTGTCTGGAACGGGAACACGGCGCTGGAAACCAGCGGCAATCGCTATGAACCGATGTACGGCTACGGCTCGATTGACGGCATCGGCATGGCTTCGACCACTGCCGCACAGAATGTCACGTTCCAACTTTCAGGCCTGCCGGATGCAACACTGAATTTTCTGGCCATGGCACTCGACGCGAACGATGAGGTCGATCAGCGCATCGTCGTTATCTCTATCCAACTTTTCGATGAGGAATGGCAGCCGCTTGGCGGTCCTGCACCGATCTGGTGGGGATTCATGCAGCCGCCCCGCATCAGCCGCACCGAAATGCAAGGCACAGAAGGCGCTATTCAGTCCATCAGCATGACGGCAGAAAACGCATTCTTTAACCGATCACGACCTGCCTATGGCCGCTACACCGACCGTGACCAGCAGCGTCGTTCAGCCGGTGACAAGTTCTGTCAGTTCATCGGCTCGCTGCTCTTCAAGAGCTTCAAATACCCTGATTACTGATCCCATGAACATTGCTGAGTTTGTAGCTACTGAGGCGCAAAAGCCTTTTCGGTGGGGTGAAACTGATTGTGTTTCGACCGTTGATCGCTGGATCGTGCTGTGCACCGGACTGTCGCCGTTGGCGTGGGTGGATCGTGCATATTCGGATGCTGCCGGGGCTGCGTCGGTACTGTCAGATCGTGGCGGGTTGGCCGTATTGGTCAACCGGGCAATGCGGTCGCAGGGGTTCAATAAAACAAGCGAACCTGTGATCGGGGATGTTGGACTTATCTTCCATAATGCAAAGCTCTGCATGGCAATTCATGCAGGTGATTGCTGGTTCTCGCACGATGAACACGGCTTCGTCGGTGCGCCATTGAACGCTGTCTGGAAAGCTTGGAGAATTAAATGCCAGTAGCTCTTTCCGGTATCATCGCGTCTGTGGTGGGCGCGGGTGCGCTTGGTGCTGCCTTGCAGACTGGTCTTGCCCTTATCACACTTGCTGCCGGTACTACGCTTGGGAGTTTGGCTATTTCTCTTGGTGTTTCCTATCTTGCATCATCTTTGTTTCGCCCAAAGCAGCCGAAACCGGAGGATGTGCAACAGCAGGTCAAGCAACCAACGCCGCCGCGTATCCGTCACTATGGTCGCGTGAAAACTTCCGGCGCATGGATATTCGCAGAAACTCAGAGCGGTGGCTTTTTCAAGGTGCTGGCGTTGGGGCAGGGGCCATTCGATGGGATTGAGGAGTACTGGCTTGACGATCAGAAGATTGATTTGCTGCCCGATGGTTCACCGACACCGCCGAGTAAATGGCGCGAAGGAACGACCGGCAACCCACTGTTGCGCATCCAGTCGCGCCTCGGAGCGCCTATTGAGACTGTCTACGGTGAACTAACTTCAAGGTTTCCTCAATGGACGGCAGCGCACCGGGGAGACGGGATAGCATCCCTGCTGGCATCACAGTATGCCGTAGGTGACGAGTATTATCTAAGCTTGTTCCCGAACGGCGTGAATACGAACTATCGCGTTGTGGCTCGCACGTCTCTGGTCAAAAATCCGGTCACTGGCGCGGTCGCGTGGAACGATAATGCTGCCGCCGTAATCCGGGACTACATGACCCATAAAGACGGTATGCGCCTTCCAGAAAGCCTCGTTTCAACTCCTCTGGCTCATGCCGGTTGGATCGCCGCATACAACCGCGCCGCCGAAGCAATCCCTATTGCTGCCGGTGGCACCGAACCGCGATACCGTCTCTGGGGGTCATACAGCCTCGATGAGCGCCCTGCCGATGTTCTGGGGCGAATGCTGGGCTGTAGCGATGGAAGGCTCATTCCCACGCCGGACGGTGGCCTTACGCTTGATATCGGCGCATGGGCGGAACCGACAGTCATTCTGACGGCTGACGCCATCACTGGCTTCAGTGACGTGGGGCGTGGCCGCGACGTGATGACGACGGCCAATACCATCCGGGCGACATTCCTCGATCCGAACCAAGACTATCAGGCATCCGACGCTGACCCGTGGGCCGATGAGGATGATGTGTCCATTCGCGGCGAAGAAGCCAGAGATGTTCAATTCAATATGGCCCCTTCGCATAGCCAGGCGCGGAGGCTGATGAAGCTCGAATGGTATCGAGCAAATCCGAATTGGGTGGGGACGTTCAACACGAACCTGCTTGGTCTCGCTGCTTTTGGTGAACGGTTCATCCGCATTCAGTACCCGCTATTCGGCATCAACAGTGTTTTTGAAGTCCTTGATTTCAAATTCATTCTTGGTGAAGGCGGTATATTGCAGGGTGCTACCGTTCAGGTTCAGTCAATGCCGCAAACTGCCTACCAGTGGGATACCTCGCAGGAAGGCACAGCGCCAGTATCGGATGAGACCAACTCGGGTGATGACTTGCCGGTGCCTGATGCACCTGACGTAACCATCATTTCCGGTCCAGCGGCAGAGCTGAGTTTCCCGCCGACGGGCAATATCCTGTTGAACTACATGGTTCGCTGGAGAAAGACCGCAGATACTGAATGGCGCGTGGCTGGACCACTCGAAAACGACGCTGAGAACTTCGAAACACCGACACTTTCAGCACTGACACAATACGAGTTCCAATTGGCCGTACGGACCCAAAAAGGCCGCATCGGCGCTTACTCGGCCAGCACGATCAAAACAACGCCCTGACCAAACCGACAACCTGAGAAATTCACACCCTGCCTTGGCGGGGCGTTTTGCTATGGAGCATTCGCATGACCGTTCGCACGATTGACGAGATTTTCCGCGATTTCGTTACAGACGGCGTTCCAGCCACCGGGCCATTCAACCCGCACAAGCCGGATATCCGCGACACGTTGAAGTCGCTGACGGAGGGGAGTGAAAACTTTCCTGACAACCGCGTCATACGCCTCAACAACGCTGACGAAGGAACGGCAAACAATATCGTCGTGACTGCTTCTGTTGCCATCCCTGCGGCTGCGTATCAGGTGCTCTATATCCTGAACGTCACTCAGGAAAATACGGGTCCAGTGACGGTTTCAGGCGCTATCAATCGCGATCTAGTTACAAACATCAATCAGCCAATTGTGCCAAGCTATCTTATTCCAGGGATGGCGCTGCTCTGCATTGATACCGGAACCGCGCTGCGTTTGCTATCTTATGGAGACGCTGAAGCCATCCTTGCCGCTGCCGAAGACGCAGCCGCGCGCGCTGAAGCTGCCGCCGCTGGGCTTAATCTTCCATCCGCAGGGGCGGGAGATAAAGGTAAGGCACTTCTCGTTAACTCTGATGCTTCAGGCTATACGCTTGGGTTTGTAGAAATCACCGTGGAAACCCGCGCTGACCTCAAGGCCCTGCCCGTGTTCTTCAAGTCTGCTCGACTTACTGAAGCAGGCAGAGAAGGTTCGTTTGTCCTCCGTACTGGGACGCCGGCTAAGGCTGACAGCATGGAAGGAGTTGTCGTCGTCAGCAATACAAATGGCTACTATTGGGAGCGGGTCTTTTCCGGCCCAGTCGATGTTCGTTGGTTCGGCGCTCGGTTGGATGGGTCGTTTGACGACACACTCAATGTGCAAGCTGCGCTCGATTACCACGGCCATGCGCGCATTCCATTCACAACGGCAGGCGTCATTCTCAGCGGTCTGAATGTTAAGACTGGATACATTCTAGAAGGCGGGCAGGGGATTTACACTGGCTCCGTGTCCAACGCCACAGCCAAAGAAAAGGTAACGGTGCGCTATTCAGGTGCGTCCGCGATCAATATTACGTCTTGGACATTTGGTGCCAACGCAACCGTTCGGGGCTTCTATTTTATTGGAACGGGTTCTGCAACTGGCGCGGGTATCATTTTCAAGACAAGCGTGCAGCCCATTATGGGTGTCACGCTTGAAGACCTAGATTTCAACGATTGTTATGGCGCAATCGTTGATGAGGTACATGCAACCAACTGGACGCAGATGATCTATGTGCGGCGGGTCGCTTGCTACTTCATTCGTAACACGCAAGTTTTGCTGCGGCGCTCGCAAGGCTTCATTCAGTATGAAGATGTGCGAATTGACTATGTGTCACAGACGGGACCTATAACGTGGGATGGCGCACGATTTGAAGAAATCGGCGGGTTGGAATTAACACGTTTCGATGTTGTAGGGCTTGGCAACGATACGACCTTTCGGAACGCAGCGTACGGTCTAGTTGTTCGGGGTGTCACACTACGCTCTAGTGTATGGATGGACCGGGTGCTTGTTGACAGCTTGAACACGAATGGAATTCTTATTGATGGAATTTTCAATGTTATGGGTCAGAATGTTTCGGCTGGGTTAATATATGGCGCGTCGATTACGCTGAACAACTGCGACTTCATCGATTTGACAAGCCCAGTTATTTACGGCGCAAAAAACTTGGCATCGGCACCGGCATCAGTGCAAGGCCTGCGTTTGTCTGGCTGTACTTCTGGGACAATTTCAAATTTACGAGTACGTGACGTGAAGGGCATCGGGTATGTGCTCAACAATTCTCAGCATATCAAACTCAACGGAGGGGTAATCAGAGACAACGCTGCTCAAGGTATTCTAGAGGCAGGTACATCGAACTTTAATCTGAATAACGGGGTTAGCGTTGTCGCAAACGTCGGTTCTCTTGTTCAGGTCGGCGCGCAATCGGCTACCACCAACTGGATACCCGCAGGAGGGACTTTTACCGCCTCAACTGTCGGTGCGGCATCAATCGCTTGATAAAGGCATGGCAGAAATGGGAATGACGCGGCGTGTTTTCCCCCATTTTCGTGTCGGTTCTTCGACAAGAATATGGATGCACCAAGCAATTGCCAACATCGTTGCGACAGTTATAGGCAGCGCTTGTAATGGTGTGAGCCCGTACTCGCCAAGGATGCGGAGCATAACGTAACCCGCAATTCCGTGCATGACATACAGCGGGTAGCTTATGCTTGCCAGGAATGAAAGCGGCCCAACAGGCCGAATATATTTGCGTATGCAAAAGAAGAATGCAAAGAAAAGTACAGCATAAAAGTAACTTACCGTTATGATGATAAGCTCGTATGATGGGCTCACTTTAAATGCTGAAATAAACATTGCAAAAATGGCAGCAATAAGTATCGATCCATTTAGGTAACTTAATCGCTTTGTAGCCATCGCATTGAAGCAAACTCCTATGAACATATATATGAGAAAAGGAAAGCTATTTATTGACTGATTAATCGGCGACAATGAAATGAGCTCATTGGCTAAAAACGCAGCTACCATCAACGCGACAGGAATGGCTATCCAAGAAAGAGAATTATTCTTGAAGGCACTAATAAACACAAACCCAATTGCGTAAAACTTAAGCTCAATTTCTAGTGTCCAAATAATTCCGTCAATAAAAGGAACGCCTACAATTTCTCGCAAACCTGGTATCGCATGTAAGATGATATCGGATGCGGGTATAGTTAGCTCAACGCCAGCAAAGGAAGTTGATATCAGCAGGGCAACCATGGTTACAGCAAACCCGACGATGTAGGTTGGGTAAATTCTAAGTACCCTACTTATCAGAAATTCTTTGCGAGTGGAGTTTGTCAACGAAAGAGGTATTACGAAACCGCTGATAATAAAAAAAAGTGCCACACCGAACGACGCCGGTATCAGGTAAGGAATAGAGTGGGTAACAGATACTATTTCGCTTGGTACATGCCTATCGATTTCACTTGTAGGCATATGAATTAGACGTGAAATAACATTTTGGTCACCGATATAAAATCCTAAATAGTGCTCAAATAGAACACATAAAACGGCAACACCGCGCAGAATATTGGCAAATTCGTATCTGACGGTCGGTTTTTGCATAAGGTACCACCACTTTTTAGCGTTACTACCTTCAATACGACAGGTTTTCAATCGCTCATAGTTGCCGCCCGCTGAGGCGGCTTTTTCTTTGCCAATAAAAAACCTCGGCGGGGGGCTTGCCGAGGCTGTGCGAAATTGAAGCGGGGGCTTCAATCGCACCACTTCATCATCTCATAATTTCAAGAATATGCAACCTGCGCCTGACGCGTTACAGCGTCCAGCCGTAACCTGCGAGAGCAGCTCCACCAATGGCGCCGATCACAGACCATCCAATCATGCTGATACCCATAAAGCTGTGATACGTGTCCGCTGAAATCTTCTTGAAAACTGCAGCCACGAAGAGGTTTGCGATTGCACCTGCAATGAGACCGATACCGTTTGCGACATATGCCGCTGGATGAAGTGCCATTGTCTGCATGAAGTACGGTCTCAGCAGGAAAGTCGCTCCTAGCATTCCTGCGATTAGGACGAAAACCGAAACCATTCCGAAACCGGACCATCTTACTAGCA